GCGAGCGCATACGCTCGGCAGTCCAGTGCTTCGTTTCGTGCCTTGTCCGGCTTGTGAAATTCCCGCACTGGTTGCCCCTTTACGTAGCGCAGGATCAGCTTTTCGGCGGTGATCTGCTTGCACCACTCGGCAAGATCGGCGCGGTCGACGGGGATGTGGCAGTAGCCGGGGCCGGGCCGTTCGATCGCTAGGCGTCGCATCACGATTAGCTTTGCTTCATCGGTCCCGACACCGAATAGATCGACTTTGCGCGCATTCTTGCCCGATTGTTTGCGCATGACTTTTTCGACGATCGGGCGTCCCCATCCGCCTATACCTTTTACGCCGAATAATCGCCGGCCGGTCTTCCCGCGCAGGTACTCATAAGCGCATTGCGTGTAGCCAGACGTACCGCCGGTATCCAGACACGCCGCGGAGATCGGCAGCTGCGCGCCGGACTCATGCACGTAGCGCTCTGCGAGAAGGCCATCTAAGTCCTCCCACACTTCGCCCGCGAGCGGATCGCCCCACAGCACACGATAATCTACCGACCATGACTCTTCTCCTTCACCCCAGGCCACGACTTCGACCTCGAGTCGATCAGTCTGCATGTCGATGCCGGCCGTGAGATAAGCACCACCCATGGGAACGGGCGCGGCGAATGTTTCCGCGCGGGCTTCAAGTCCGGTTGGGTCGACCTGGTCGCCCTTTTCTTCGTACGTCTCCGCCAAGCAGACATTTACGAAGGTCTGCAGGTCATCCGTTCTAAGCCGCGAGAGATAGTCGCGCACGATGTCGGCGAGCTTGCGCATCGTCGAATAGGCTTCCCACAAGTGATAAGACGCATGGCCACGAAAGGTCTTCGACGGCTTCCATCCGGCACCCATGCGTTCCGCGTTGCGAATCGCCGCGATCCGCTGGCCGTCACTCCATAAACCGCCACACAAGGCACACACATAAGACGCCGTATCGGGTTCATGAGTGTCGTGCGTTAGATCTTCGGTCGCATCCGCAACACTTGTGGATTTCCGGCCCACCCACGTCACGTTCTCCCAGCGTAGCGCCTGGCGTCCCTCGCAATGCGGACAGACAACATGAAAGAATCGTTGGTCGCCATCCAAGAAAGCCGCGTCGATGTAGCTGCTGTCTTTGATCGTAGGAGTCGATATCTCAAGCAGAAAGCGCTCATCGCCGAACGTGGCGGCGCGTTGCCAGAGAAGGCCCACCGGATGGCCTTCCGCCGTTCGGGGATAGCCGTCAACTTCATCGCAGACGATGAGCGGCGCGGATCGGCCCCGCATCGTCTTGGGGCTGCCTGCCCAGGCCATCATGAGAAAGCCGCCGGGATAGGACTTCATGCGCTGGTTGTTTACGCCCTGACGGCCCCGGGGCTTTGCGATCCGGCGCTGAATGCTCGGGCTCGACTCACACAAGGGATTGAACTTGGTTTCAAGCCACGTCTGCGCATCGCCTTGCGCCGGTTGCATCATCATCTGCGAGCGCGGGCGCATGTCGATTGCATAGCCTTGGACACAGAGCGCGGTAAGCGTCTTGCCGACCTGCGCGCCCCATTTGAGCGTGACGCGATAGCACTCAGGGTCGACGAGCTGGTCCATCGGCTCGCGCTGATACGGCGCATTCGCCAGTCGGTAAGGGCCGGGAATGGCGTTGCCGAGCGGAACACGGACGTGAGATTCTGCCCATACTGAGGGCCTCAGATCGGGTGGCGGCTTAAGCATCGGGAACGCCGTGCGAAGTGCTCGCGCGACGCCCTGATGATTAGTGAAGGGCGTGCCTTCAGTCGGCGGCGACATCCGCCGGTTCGTCGTCCTCGACGATGGCCGCTAAGTCGAGGTTAGCAAGAATTTCTAAGACCGAATCGATCTCAGCGAGCGCCACGCTTTTGAATCGGCGCTCATTCGTCTCACCGATGAGCTGGGTAGCCAAACGCACCACCAGCGGTCCCCGCAGAGAACACTGCACTTCGGCGAATGCGCGAGTCAATGCGCGCTCCATTTGATCCAGCGGCGCAACCAATCCCTGTTTCTGCGCCAGCTCCAATTCCACCGCCATTGTTTCGGCTTTGAGCTTGCGCAAGCGAAGTGCCTCTTCATCCTGCACTTCCGCGCCGTTCGCCTCTTGGACTGCCCGTTCCTCTCTCCACCGAAAAACATCAGCCGTATCGAAGACCCACTTCTTCCCGGAGGTGCCTCGGTGATCGAATGGACAGCCAGCCCGCACCCATGCATCTACCGTGGGGAGCGAAACACCGAACACTTCGGCGAGCTCGGCTCGATTTACTTTTCTAACGTTTCCTTGTGCCATGAATCCCAGGCTTTCCTTGCTCGAACATAAACAACAAAGTCAATTTGAAAGCGCACGCACACCGCTATTTCTGCGGTGTCGCCGACCCCACCTCCCACACCCCTGCCGGAAGGACCCAAAGACCCAAGACGTCTGGCTGTGTTTCGCGTGTTTCCGATGTCTCCCTCTCTCGGCAAGCCTCATGCATGTGTGTATGCGCTCCACTGATCGTCACTCCTAGCTGTCCCTCTAAGGTGCAAGAGAGTGCTTTGTGCGTAATTCGACAGGCGTGATAGATACGCATTGTCTCGACGTGGTTGGCGAGCAGCTTGCTACGGCTGCTGTTGCGTGGCTGTGGCATCGTCACTGGACAGTGCTCCATCTGAGCTGGGGGAATGGTCAGATTCGGCATCAAGGCGTCCGGCATTGGCTTCTCGCCATGCATGCAGCCCATCCCCATCGAGGTCACAGCCAGCATTATCGGGATTCGCATCAACATACTCGGCAACCTTCCTCTCGATCACGCGGAACACGACTTCATTGCGTGCGGTTGCGCTCACTCGCTCCCGCTCGGTCTTTGCGCTGTGCTGTGCGCTCGTGTGCTCTGCAGCGCGGACAGTCTCGATCGCCTCAGCGCGTGCCGCTTGAGTGTCCGCTCTACTGTGGCGAAGCTCCCAACCGATCACGCCGCACACGATGGACCATGCAGGGATTGCGGTAGCGAGCGTAAGCCTGCGATCGATCATGTCGCGACCCCGACGCTGCCGTGGGCGCGCTCATACACATTGCGCAGCGTTTCGGCTGTCAACTCGCGCTGACCATACCCCGCGCCTGGCAGGCTCGCCCACAGGCTACGTGCAGCAGTGAGCGCATCGCAGAATCGCGCGGCACGAAGGTGGAAGTGAGCCCCGCATTGCTTCAGCAGCGCAATGCATGCGCGGTCTTGGGATATCGGACTGAAATCAGGTAGCACACGAGTGCCCAATCGAGTACGCAGATCGTCCCAGGTCCGAATCAGGAACTGATAACGCTCGGCCGCACTTGACCTGATGACGAGGCGCGCAAGCGGTACAAGTTTCCGCGGATGATCCGCGTAGGACGTGAAGAGCGAGCCGCCCACAATAACGTCATAGCCATCGTCCCGACTGAAGCGCTCGACACCTTCAGCGAACGCGATAGTGTCCATGAATGCGGCGACGTTTCGTCCGCCGCATTGGTCGAGCTCCAAGCGTGTCATGCCACAGCACTCTCAGCGCTGCCGGTGCTCTCGATGGACTCCAGTCGCCGTTGGGCAATATCCACGTAGACATGCTCTTGCTCGATACCGATGAACTGCCTTCCTTCCAGCAGCGAAGCGACACCGGTTGTTCCGCTACCGGCGAACGGGTCCAGGATGAGGCCGCCGGGGGCGCAGATGCGAACAACCTGACGCATCAAGTCCGTCGGCTTTCCTGTGACATGGTGCTTGTCAGCCTGCCTGACGCTGACGCGATAGGTTCCCGGAAGGTTCCCGATGCCGTCTCGCTGCGGCATCGGACCTTTTGAACCCCACACCATGTACTCTGCGGAATTCATAAATCGCCCGAGCGCAGGCCGCGCGGTAGGCTTATCCCATACCGCGATACCGCGCCATACCCATCCGCCAACTTGAATTGTGTCGGTCGTCGACGGGAGCTGTCGCCAGTCCGTAAAGCAAACGAGCGGCGCTCCGGGCTTTGCGATTCGCAAGCATTCCGACATCCACAGCGCGCACCACTAGCTAAACGAGCGCTGATCGCGGTTATCGCCGCTAAACTCCGGCCGCAGGTTCTTGACCTGACTCTGCGTGTACTTCTTGTTTGGAGTTTGCTTGCGGCTACCGCTATGCAGTCCACCGCTGCTGTAGGGCGGATCGGTGATGACCGCATCAACCGACCCATCCGGCAATGTGCGAAGAACGTTGAGCGCTTCGCCTGCATGAATCACGAAGCGCGTCATGGCTCGATGCCGCGCAGCTCTCGGACCAAATCGGTCAACATCGAGACCTGATCGCGCAGCGCCTTCACTTCGCCCCGCAGTTGGCCCAGCTCTGCGACCATCGATTCTCGGTCGCGCATCAGCGCATCCGCGCGCTCGCGGTCACTCTTCAGCTCGTCCTGCAGACGCAGGATCGTTGCGACGTTCGCATCGTCCGCAGCTCGATCGACTTTCGCGCTCGAAAGGAACTGCCGGAAGTACAGCCAGGCAGCAACAATTGCACCGCCCGCCCCACCAATCCATTTTGCCCAACTCGGTACGTCGTTTAGCTCGTCCATTCGTGCCGCCGCAGCTCTCCATGCTAGGCGACAGCTTGCATAGTTCGTCTCCGCTGTTCCTCTGGCGCAATTTCCTCTTTTAAGTTGTGCACCTGTCGTGTCGTCAATCCAAATGCTCGCGCGATGTCGCGTTCGTTCCATCCCTCACTGAGCAGGCGAACGACTTCACGGTTGCGTGCCTGGCGTACGAATCCCACGCACGCGGCCGGATAAAGAACTTCACCCCCAAAAACTTGCACGAGCTGTTGCGCGTCGGGAAATCCCAGCATCCGTACGAGGGGATGTTCCGGCCTCAGAGACTTTGGCACATACAGAATCGGCTGGCCCGACGGATGGCCTTTGGAGTAGGCGCGTGGCAGTTGATTCACCAGACGGAGCGCCGCCTCCCGTCCAATCACATCGGCAATCTGCTGGACAGTTTTGGGCAGTTGACCTGTCTGAGTTCCCGCCAGCTTTTGTTCTGGACCGACTTTGCGGCTAGACAACGATATACCTAATATTTCAGTAGCGTTATCTTCCGTTCTAATTGCTCGTCAAAATAACAACAAGTAGAACAACAGTTCTCTATTCGTCGCCGCGCTTTGGTTCTTAGGTGGAGGCAACCATTCTGGGTGCTATTCTGCCGTTAAGATCGAGTGATAAGCTAAGCATCGCGCAGAATTAAAACTAAACGGCCATCGGATGCGAGGCAGTTAGCTCAGCACCTGGCAGCGCTGCCTCACGATACTGAATCGCTGCGCAAAGTGTGGTGATCGCCTAGGCGGCCCGAATTGATCTTCTAACGGCTATACCAACGAGAACAACCATGCCAAAAATGCAGTTCCGTATTTCAAAACGCAACGTATCGGTCGGTGATCGGCACGAGGATGTCGTACTGGTGCAAGAATATCTTCGCAAGTTCGGATATCTCGCCGGGTCGACGACGACAGAAGGTACTTACGATGACGTGACTAGAGTTGCGCTAGCGAGGTTTCAAAAATGGATGTCAATTCCTACCTCCGGTGTCCTCGATGACGCGACTGCCGAGGCTTTGGAACAGCCGCGATGTGGAGTTCGAGATGAGTACCCAAAAGGAAACTATAAGGCTGTCGAGAATTATGCACTTCGCGGATGTGACTACTTCGCCAAACAGCGCACGTTGACTTATGCGTTTATAAATGCGTCTCCAGACATCCCAGGGGATGGCGAACGAGAGGCGGTCCGGAGTGCCTTCGCAACGTGGCAACAACAGATTCCGATAGATTTTGTGGAAGTCGCAGCGCTCAACAATCCGGTTTTGAAGCTTGGGTGGTTCGGAGGGGACCATGGCGACGGCAATGCCTTTGATGGAATTGGCAACGTACTTGCGCACGCGTTCTATCCGCCAGACTGCGGAGGTGCTCACACTGGTAAATGCCACTTTGACGAGGGCGAAGCATGGGCCTTAAACCATAGCGGTCTTAATCGTGACTTAGAAACAGTCGCGTTGCATGAGATAGGCCATCTTCTGGGTCTAGCACATTCCAATGTTTCTGGCTCAATCATGTTTCCTACCTACTCTGGCGCGAGACGTACATTAACCCCTGACGACATCCTAGGCATCCAAGCTTTGTACGGGCGGCCAGGACCTTCATTGCGAGTCACAGCTCATCTGCAAGGCATTGGTGACGTGAAGCGCCGAGACAGTGAATTCGCCGGTACGCGGGGGGAGTACCGGCGCCTTGAAGGTTTTCAATTGGAGGTTGCGACTGCTATCCCCAACTTGAGCTGCAGGTATATGGCGCACCTACAGAGTGTTGGAGACACTGCTTACGTCGACGAGGGACAATTCGTAGGTACGCGCGGCGAATCGCGCCGTCTTGAAGGGTTCGCAATTGAGCTTACGGGATCGCAAGCAGCGAACTACAACGTTTTCTACATGGCGCATCTGCAAGGGAGAGGAGATACAGGCCTGGTTTCCAATGGAGAGTTCTGTGGAACACGCGGACAATCACGACGAGTGGAAGGCCTTCTTGTGAGGATTGAGCCTCGATAGGGGCATAACAACGCGCATCGGCGACAATGCACAAGACGACCAGAGTTGATGCGTGGCGGGCTTAAGCAGTTAATCCCAACTGGGGCTGCGGATGCTCGCCACGTATCTGCGCGATCACACTCTCCAGCATATGCTCGAATCGACTGATGCCGCTGCCATCGATTGAATCCGCTAGCTCAATCCAATTTCGCACACGAGCGGCTGTATTGACTCGCCCAACATGAACCCAACGCCCCAACATTTTGGCAGTCTTGGCCGCTGCGATAGTCTCGCGGCTGAACTTGAATGCGTCGCCACCTCCAACAAAGTTCCGCGGCAATATCGTCCCATGGAATGCGCGTTCTCTCGATTCCATCGTGCAACACCAATGCCCGCGGCACTTCGTTGGTTTTCAGTTTGAAATACTCGAACAGCTCAAGAGTACGAAGGGCGTCGCCAACGATGTCAGGTAGCGTCACAAATACCGGTCGATCATCCTCCGCTTGGTCTAGCAGTCGTTCCCAAGCCCGCTGATCGAAACGGAGAAAGCACCCATTGTCCAGCCCATATGGCACCCCGTCCGCTCGGTAATAGTTCGTCAATGGTGTGCGCAACTTGCCAGAAGTCAACGCCATGCCTCTCACGGTAGTTCGCGATCTTCGCTGGCGAGCAATCCAGCATGATTTTCATGTGATACGCGACCCGGTGCCTCTGCTGTCAGACTGATTGCGAATGTATGTCTGCCGAAGATCTGGCTCGTTATCGTAGCGATGACCAGCACCGATGAGCCGAATAAGTGCCACGCTGCACCCGCATTCCTCCGCCAGCGCACCAATAGTTGGCAACTGAACGATCTGCTTTCGGCACCATTCGCGCGCTGCGCGTGCTTTGGCAAATACATCCCGGATTCGGGCGACCTTCTCGTCGTTCAATACACGCGGCCTCATGCCGCCTCCGATGCGTTGTGATTTTTAGCAGTGGCTACGTGAACTACAATTGCTTTAGAACGTCATCGAGCGCACCGAGACATTCTACTACGCGATCTTTGTTGATCTGCACGGTTCCGCTGATCCGTCTTCGCCTGGGGAAGG